CCTGAATACGAGCTACATTTAGGTAGTGATATGAATGAGGGAAGATTTAACCGTTTAGTTAGAAGGTGTAGTGAGTTTAAGAATACTGTAAGTTTCGATTGGTCACGTTACGATCAGAGCGTTGGTAGAGGGCAGATAGTTCTCGCTTTTGCAATATGCCGTTCTGCTTTTCCAGAGAGTAGGCATGTTGACAACCTTTTCTTATTTATACTATCATCTTTCATTGTGAAAAGGGCAGTCGGGGATGGGGGGATAGTCTATAAAATCACTAAAGGTGTGGCTACTGGTCATCCTTTCACTAGTATAATCAATAGTTTAGTTAATTTCATTAACTTCAATTACTTATCAGTAAAATGTAACGTAATTTTTGAGTCACAGAAGTTTTATGGTGATGATACTATATTATGCTCAAATTCTGAGAATCTTGATGTCGAAGAATTATGTGAAAGGAGTATGTATTATTTTGGAATGACTCTTAAGAGAGAGTCAACTGAAGATTTTCATAGTACTAAGGGCATAGAATTTACCCCGTGCTTCCTAAAGGTTCGCAGCCTCTATGGGCTGCCTTCACGCAGTGATAAGGACATTATAGAGTCAATCTCCTTCATAAAAAAGAGGAAGTTGCGTAATGTCATGAAACAAGTAGAGAGAGCGCTGTCTTTAATTTACATTGCTCCGTTTGAAAACAGGCTTATTAAAGTTCTAAAAAATTATTGTAATAAGAAAATGGTCGTCAATGATCATGAATGGATGTTAGAAGCATCTATGAAATTAATAGATTTAAAATTTGAGGAAAGACTTGGTGCTGCGAGATTATTCCACTTATGTAAGATTGATCATATACGTGATCAATTTATCACAGGCGGGAGATCGTGGCTACCGGGAGAAGATGTGCTGGATAGTGGGAGATATAGGTTTTTTAACTTAGAGTAACACTATACTGGCGTCTAACCGCGATTAAGGTACACGGGATTAAGATGTGTACTATATGCATACGTATGCGCACGCATACGTAACGTATAT